CGCCGCTGCTCTTTTTGCTATTAAATCAGATTTCATTTCTATATACTCCAGACCTTTTTCATTTAATTCCTTGCTCTTCATTGGAGTAGGTAACGCATTTTGCAACAACTGTCTCTCAAATCTATCAACCTGTCCCTCTTTCTCAAAGAGTTTAATCATCCCCATGAGGTTTGTATTCGCTTCGTTCATTTGTGCAACAGCATCTGTGTCGTGTGTCGTTACAAGCTTATCACGTCCATAATCAAATGGGAATTTTCTCTTCCACCCAGGTATATTTGCTTTATTCATTGCCTCTCTAAAACTACTAGTATAGTATTTGATATCAGGATTTTTATCCGCCTGTCTCTGTATTTCGATTAGCCTTTTTGCATTTTGGTTCGCCAGAGCTTTATCAAAGGCGCTTTCTCTTGGCTGTTGCTGTGAAGTCCTTTGTTGAGCTATGCCCTCCATGGCCTTTTGATGAGCGATTTGTGCATTTATTTGTTTTTCGGAGAGCTTTCTATGCTCTTTGTCTTTTTCCATTCTATACGCCATCTCCTTCTCATAGCGTTCCTGTTCTTTTTCTTTGCCAACCATCTTATTTAACAGAGCCATTAAAGCAACATAAAACTCTTGCTTTTTAGCATCCTTGAGCTCCTCTTCTTTTTGGTGTTGAGCTATCCATTGCCCTAAATCATTCATCATATTTCCTCCTCAATTTAAGATTTTTTCTCTCCAACTCCTTCGTTTCTAACCTTGCCTAATAAATCCCATTTTTTCTTAGCCCAGTCAAGAAGATTCCAATCTGATCCTTTGCGAGTGTCTCTTAGTTTTTGGAAGCGCTTTAAGATATCTGGATTACTTGAGAGCTCTTTTTCCATTAGAAGGTCCAACATTTCTTGCGAAGGATCGGACTCTTTTCCGTAAATCAAAGGACCAAGCTCTTTAAGCATAGCCTGTTTAAACTGACTCTTTCTAGCTATATCGGCCGATTCTATTCCAGCTCTCCTTTGGTTTATTTCGTTGTCTCCGCTAAATCGCTCTCTTGCTAGATTACTTAGTGCGTCACTAGATCCAATCTCTATCCCAAGCCGGCTCAAAATATCCTCAGCCTCATCTTTGTACTTTCCTCTCGCTCCGCCAATGTCTCTCTCTAATTTGCCTAGTAGGTTTTGTAACTGGCTTTTTTGTTTGTTATCCATCACATCATTAGCTCCCATCATACCTTCTTCAAAGAGTTTTGTGGATGCGTTATTGATTAATCCATCTAATACACTACCAGGAAGCATGCCAGATGCATTAGCCCTGGCTCTCATTCCATCGTTTGTCTCCATAGCCTTTTCTCTAGCTTTTCCCATTTGGGGACTATTTGCAGTTGTGTCTTTGATGTATTCCCAATATTTAGCAGGATCATTCAATGCAAGCATTTGCTTTTCCATGTATGGCTTAACATCCTCGTCATACTTCCCAATCAACTTGCTAACTAAATCATCGGTTTCTTTTCTCCTTCCCTTTAGAAAGTCGTAAGCGTCTAATGATTTTGACTTTTTTATTTCCTCACGCTCTCTTTCTTTGTCATACAATTCCTTAGATGCCTGTTGTTGCATCATAGCTAAATCGCGCATTAATTTTGCTTGCCTTTCCTGTGCCTTATTAGCACTCCATGCACCATACATAGATGCTGCTGCTGGTAAAAAATATTGTAGTACCATCTTTTTCCTCCTTTTAAGTCATTTTTATTTTAATTCGCCGCCGCTGCTCCTGCAGCTATCCCAGCTGGAAGGCCAAATAACGCTCCAGTCACAATTGCTACACCCCAGTTGAATTCCTTCTTCTTTGCCTCTTCCTCAAGTCTTTTGATAACCTCCGCATTGTATCTTTCTATTATATCTTGGCCCGCTTTTATATTCTGCGCTAACTTTTCATCGTACTCTTTTTGCCTCTTATTGAACTCTTCTCGATTCTCAGCCCCAAGATCATTTGCTGCTTTTGTCATATCTTTATGCGTTTTTCCAGGGAAGATGTTATCTGCCTTGTGGTCCAGTAAGAATTTCAGAGAGTCTCGATCAATCTCAGATAACAAATGAGGATCAAACTTAAGCAACACTAGATGTGTTCCTGTATCACCCAAGATGAAGTCCTTTTCCATCTCAAAGTTCTGTGGTAGTTTAGACTGCAAAGATGCTAAATCTGGGGTATACACTAAAAGTTTATCGTTGCCAAATTCCATATACTTGCTCTTTAGCGCGCTTTCAATGTTATTTAGAATTTGATTCCGTCTCGCATCTAATCCCTTCTTTAGCCTTTCTTTTTTGATTTTTTCACTTGCTAGCTCAGCTTGTATCTTATCTAATTCCAGCTTGTCTTTTTCTAGACCTTTTTTTTCTGACTCCAGATGATCTTTGAGTATCTTTTCCAGATCTAACTTGGCACGCCCTGTAACCTCAAATCTCTTTTTGTAATCGTCGTTACCTATTAAGCTCTCCATTTCTTTGTAGCTTTCAGGCTCTTTGAAGTTTGGAATAATGTCCTTTAACACGCCATACATATCTTGTACTTTTTCTACAAGGCTTGGGACTTGTGCTGCTAGTGATATATCCGGATTGGCAAGGATATAGTCTCCTATATAATCCCTCTCGAATAAATTTGCTGACTCTGGTATGTGTTGTCCAGTTCTGCGCTCTGGATTATAAGCCTTTATTTGTCGTGCTGATCTTTTGTAAAAAGTACTGATATTATCCAAAACATGGTCACGATCTAGCTGAATATACAGTTCGAATGGAGGTTCATTTCCATCTTCTATATCCATTAGATATTTAAAAAATGAAACATCAGCTGCTTCGTTGTTTTGCAGGAGATTATATAGATAATTATTATCCCTTGTGCTAGCCAATATCGTATAAGGATTTTCTTTGTTGCGTGACTTCGGGTGCAAATAAAAGATTGAAAAACCAGTGTATTTATTATCTCTACCCCCAAAGTCGGTACCAGCATTAAAGGGTGATATTATCTTCTTTAGCGTATCCATTTTTTTCCCCCCTTCTTCTATACTGCTCTCATCTTTATAAAATTTAGCGATACCAACTTTAGGAAAGCTCGTGAGAGCCTTCTCTCCCTCTGATTCTAGTTCTTTCAATTGCTTTTCTTCCTCTACGCTCTTTCCCTCCAACTCTTTTGCTTTGAGTTCTTCTTTGGCAAGCCCTGATTCTATTTGTGCAATTTCTTCGTTTGTTTTCTGCATATCTTGTTTTCCTAGTTCTGCTTCTTCTACCACTGCAGTAGAATTAACTGGCTGTATAGGCTCAACAAGTCCTTGTTTTTCTAATTCAGCTCGTTCCTGCTGTATTTTTTCTAACTCTGTTTTTCTCTCCGCGAGCTGCTTTAGTCCTTCTTCGTCTAAAGCCTCCTCTGCTAATATTACCCCTCCTTCTATTAATTTGTTAAGAATATCTAGTCGCTGATTTGGGGTCAGCCTATCTGGATTTATCTTTGTTATTTCGCTTAAAATTTTCTTCTGCTCATCAGTCCAGAGCTTGCTTCCAAATTCCTCCATGGCGGCTTTTACTGTTTTATCTTGCCCATGTAACTTACCTAAGATGGCAAACGTTTGAAATATACCAAGTCTTCCAAACTCATTCGCTATGTTATTAACTTCGTTTGCATTAAACTTTTTTAAATACAAAGCGATATTAGCCTTTTGAGTTGGGCCAAGTTTTTCCAAGAATGTTCGTTTCAATTTCGGCTCCATGCCAAAAAAACTTCCTTCTTTGTCATCTTCTAGAAATTGACTTCCCTTTTTAATCAAGTCTTTGCTATTTAAAATCTCTCTAATTACTGGCTCTGCTCTTCTTTTTCCACCATTGATATCTATTATGGAGTTTATACGCTCAATTAAATCCGCTACTGTTTCTTTTTCTTTTTTGGTAATTGGCTTAAAGCTTTTTAGGTCACTTAAAACCGTCTCTATTGTAGCTAAATCTTTTCTTTTGTCTTGATCGAGTCTCTCAAACATATCGAGATATTCTCGCCATGTATTGAGTTTTAAATTATTAGCTAAAATACCTGGATTACTTGCTTCATTAATATATTCCAAATATTTCTGACGGAAATCATCTCCTTCGAAATATTTTTGTATAGCTTCAATATCTGGTAAAATCCGTGCAACATCTGTGTTTTCTTCTCTTCCCTTTGTTTCCTCGTGAAAAATCCTCAACCTATCTAGACTCTCTAGTATTTCTTTATTTCCTCCTATTTTATCTACTATCTCCTTTAATTCATCAAAAGATGGGTACTCTTCAACAAAACTCGCTTCCGGGCTATGTTCGGGAAATTTACTTTCAACGAAGAATCTCAAATAATCATCCGTTTTTGTTGAAAAGACTTCAAATACATAATTTGAAATCTTCTGTTTTAAATCTTTTAGAGATTTCTCTTGCGCGTTGATGGCATTTAAATCATCTTCAGTTAATCCATTTGAATTTTTCAAGTCATTAATAATCGCGTTTAATTCCGCGAGTTTTTTCAAGCTTTGCTCTATTACTTCAAAGCTATCGTAATATTCGTGTTTATTTTCTTTAAAATCATTAGAAAGATTTGATATTCCTTCTTTTAATGCATCTAATTTTTTCTTTTTTAATTCTTCCAGCTCGAATTCATTTACAGCAGGATTTATTACCGCTTCTTTTATCTCGCTTGCATTAACGTAGGGTAGGGTAAGTGGATTAAGAAGCTCATGAAATACATAATTTTCTATATTACCCCTAAATTCCTCGGATGCATTTTTTGCAGTTTGATTTGTATCTACCAAATACTCTTTTATCAGAGGATTTTCTTGCAAAAATAATTCGCTGGCTTTTTTGCTTGCTTCTTCTGGAATCGACCCATTAATCAACTCTTGTGAAATTGTTTCATTTACTGGGGTTGCATTGTGATTTAAAAAATTATTTAATTCATTTGGAAAAATTTCTTGTTCATTTTCATCTATAATTTTAAAATCATCTAGTATATCATTATTTTTAATTTCTTTTTGCTTTTCTGGTATTCGTTTTTTTGCTTTCTCTACAAAAGCTTCTGGATTTTCTTGAAATGCACTTTTTAGCTTCTGAACTTCTTGTTTAGCATTTAATATATTTTGAAGGCGCTTTAATTCGTTTTCTTTTTTTTGTATTAGATTTGATACAAATTCCTCTTGAATTTTAGATGGCGCAAAATTTTCTTTTTTAGCACGTTTAAGAACCTCTTCTAGTCCCCCAGTATCTTCTATGTTTTTTCCTACTTGATTAACGAATTCATCAATACTATCCGCAAATACCAAGTTTTGATTCAAGTATGGAAGCCATGCCTTTTTAAGCTCTTGTTTTAAAGCATCTTGCCACTTTTTGTCTCCTTTGTGACTGGCTAAAAAAGCGTCTATTGCCTGATCTTTCGCAAAATCTTGTAATGAGGTTGCCATTGGGTTTTCAGCCAATGCTTTAGGCAACTTTTCAGGTGTAGCCTTTAAGCTCTCGGCCATTCTGCTAACCAAATTTGCTATATATGGACTACCACCTAAATTAAGAGCTGTTTCCGTGAATTCTTTAGATTTTTCTGGTGATTTTAATGCCTCGCCTTCCTTAGCTTCTTGTTCTTGCTTTGTTTTCATGCTTTTAAAAAGATCAGATACGGCATTCTCTAAGTCTTTTATCGCGGAAACTTCTTGGAACTTTGGAAACCAATTCGTAATTTCGCTCCTTTCTTCCTCGGGTATTAATTCAAGAGTTTTGCTTCCCGGAACAAATGGCCCATCTTCAAATGTAGCATTTGGAAATGTCCCATAGTGCTTTTGCATCCAATTCGTTAAATTTCCCATGACAGGATTCTTTCTTAATTCATGTGGCAAAGCTCCTTGCTCAGAAAGCCTTTTAAATCCCCTGAAAAAATCATATACATCAGTTGCATTCGCAGCATTGGTTAGAGGGGTCCTTGCAAGTTGTTTAAATGTAGGCTCGAATTCAGTCGTCATTAAATCGGACATAGCTTTTTTGTCTTCTGCATTTGCTATGAATCTAGCCGTTTCTGGAAAATATTGTTGTGATGCATTAAAATACGGCAATTTCGGATGAGATGCTAAATTGGTTAAATCCTGCCTTAAAACATCACCAAACAGTTGAGGAGAAATGGTATTGATTTCCTTTTCTAGTTCATTAAGCTTAGCCTCGTCTTTTTTGAAACCACCTACTAAACTGTTTATTAAATCTTTGTAATCTCTAAATTCCGGTTTTTGACCTAGAAAGTTTCCAAATTTAGAGATATAGTCTTGATTTGTATAGTGTGGATTCAACAAAACATTTCTACCCAACGTGTTGAACGTTTTATCAAGCCTATCAGATATCGTATTAATCACTTGTGGCTTACTTAGGTCAAAATCAACTCCAGCTCCACTCAATAAGTCGTCCGCCAACTTTTGAAAGTAAGTTTCTTCGCTATACCCACGAGGTTGAGCAGGGTTCTTCTTCTCCTCCGGAACAAAAATTGTATTCCAAAACCCCATATTCGGTGATGCCTTTTGTGATGGAATGGAGTCATCAAATGACCTGAATCTAGGCAATTCCATTCCTGCATTTACAGGGTGAGTATAGTCTTTAAATATATTCCATCCGCCAGGATTTAAAGTTCCAGGTGCTCCAGCTTCTTCCCTTTGGTTTTGATTTCTTGCATGTGGATTCCATTTAGAATTTTGCATAATCACTCCTAAAACGTAAATTTCTTTGTCGATGCTTGACTGCCACTAAATAATGGCTTTAACATCGTATATACATTTGTTCTCAACACTCCTTGCTCGCTAGGTTGATTGTAGCCTACATTATTTTGCTGCTGAGGTATCTGTGTAGCTCCCTGTGCCATCGGTGTAGCATATTGTGGCAGTGAAGTAGGATATTGTTTTTCTTGTGCAGAGTTTTCTTCGGGTAATGGATCTCTTTGCCATTGGGCAACACCAGCTTGGTTAGTTTCTTGGAACGGAGTATTTCCTGTAAATGTATAGGCAACATTGTTAACTAAACCTTTCCCAAAGTTTGAAATGCCGTCTAAAATTCCATTGGATTGGAATCTAGATTGGTTCATTCTTTCTCTTGCTTGCAAAATTTGCTGATCTAGCTCTCCAGGAGCCATTCCTATTTCTTCTCCACTCAAGCCACCTTCTTGGCTTGTTAACATCTGAGAACCTGTAAATGGATTGCTTCCGCCTAATAAAGTATCCAAAAACCCTTGTTTTAGCCCTTGTTCCCTATAGTTTCTCGTTACACCTGAGATTTGTTTTGCAGTTCCTAAGATCGCTAAAGGAGTTAAGAAATATTTGTTGGCAACGTTTAATGCATTTGATGCGTTGGGTGATATTGATCCACTTAATCTATCTGCAAGTCCAGGCATAGCTCCTTCTTCTTCTGGCACCGACCATGGATTGAAGGTATTCGTTTGGTTTTGAGCCTTATCTAAATTTGCTCCTAAGTTCCCAACGAATTGATTACTCCTAGCTTCGTTTCCAGCTATTTGCCGCTCTTTTTCTAACGCATCTAATTTACCTTACGCTAATCCATTTGCTTGAGTATAGGGCAGGCGTTCTAATCCATTCCTATGAAAATTTAACCATTCATCTAAATTCTCTGGTCCTTCGATACGCATCCAATTTTACTGTTGATGTGGACTCAAATTCACTGCTTCATTTCTTACTTGGTCAAGTATAGATTCAATTCCCAATTCTCCATTTAATCCCTTGCCAAGAACGAAATTACCACTTTTCATATTGCCAATAAGCTTATTTGGTTCTTTTCCGGTATAATTTAGCAATTCATCTAGATTAGAAAATCCATGCTCTCTATTTAATTGTACTAACGAATCTATTAGCTCTCCTTTTTGCACTTGATTCAAATTAGAGTTTTGAAGTAAATTTTCTATGATCGGTCTTTTTAATAATGTATTTTGTTGGTTGCCAAACATAGATTCAAAATCTACATTTTCTAATTTCTTAGCTCCAAGAGTATTTAAACTTTGTCCAGAATCTTTAAATAATTGTCTTCCTAAAGGTATATTGTCTTCAAGATTAACTGGATTTTGTACATAATTTTCAAATGGGTCATCTGCTGCATAGCTTTCCAAAAGATTTTGTCGTTCTATTGGATTTTGATTCTTTAATAAATCAGTTTTCATTCCAGCCTTAACTTCTGGATTTAACTCATCTAATCTTTTATTGACTATAGAAGAAGATACATCTCCTTCGTTAAGTTGTTGTTCTGAAGACGAGAGATTAAATAAAGAATCAAATTTTCTTCTAATAGATGAGGCACCTTCTTTAGCATTATCTTTTAATGAGTTATACCATTTAGAAAGCTTATTTTTCACAATATTGCTATTTGATACTGGTTTGTCTAACAAACTACTAGCTCTTTCTGCTTCATCAGATTCCCAGAAATTTTTAAAACGCTCTTGTTGTGCATTGTGATATTCTTCTAAAGCTTTTGTTTTTTGTATATCTTCTGGGCTAGACAGTATTTCTTGTTTTTGCTCTACATCAAACCTATTCCTAAGATTTACTTCTTGTGGCTTTCGTTTTTGTATTAAAGGAGCATCTTCTTTTACTGGGTTTTCCTTTACAAATTCATCTAAATTCTTCTGTTGTTGTGCATGAAAATTTTTAAGTTCTTTGGCTTTAACTCTTCCTTGATAGGCATTTTGCAAAGTATCTTTTGTTTTTTCTATGTTCTTTTTTAGAGACTTTGTTCCTTCATATACTTTGTTTTTAAGATTCTTTCCAACATCTTTAATATTCTCTTTAAATGCATTGCCTTTATTAAAAACAGCTTCTTTTAATTGCGCAGAAGTGTTTTTTAAATTTTTAGGTATTGATTCCGCTTTATCTTTTAATTCTCCTATGTTTTTTTGTATCTTGCCTGCGATAGAGCCTTCATCGTATCCAAATACGTCTCTAGCAGCAGAAGTGCCTTTAATGCCTAATTTCTTTTTAAATGATTTCTGTATATCTCCTGATGCTTTTTGAATGTTTTTTGCCTTTTTTGAAATATATTTCTGCGCTTTTTCAAGTATAGTTGGAGGTTTTCTAAGAAATACACTGCTAGGCTTTGCTCTTCTCATATCCACCTCCCTTGAATAACGCTATCTCCGCATTTCTACGCCTTACAAGGCCCAAAAGCTTTTTACCTTTCGCGTGCACAATCCTTCCCCATAAATCTAGAGCTGTTGTGTAATCGCCATGGAGTAAGTATTTTATTATATTGCTCTTTAAAAGACTTCCTACTCCCCAATTAAATGCCAAAGATATCAATGCATCCCATTGGTTTCCTGTTCCTTCTTTCCAAGCAATCCTGCTTTTTAACCTGTCGTGAATTAATCGAAGGTCATATAATAGAAGCTCTTCGGCCTTTTCTGCTGTAATCTTGCTTCCTATGTTATCATGATCTAAAACAACATGGCCGTATCCTATAGTCGCCTTGCCACCAGCGCATATATAACGTTCTAAACGCAATCCTTCAAATTTTTTGATCAACTCTATTAAATTTTTAGATGGTACGTAATCCATATCTCATTCCTCTATTAACTCTTATCATCACTCCACATGCCAAGCTTTCTTTTCTTTGCCTCCCTTTCCTCAGCTTCAAATGTTTTTTCAAATTTGGAATATGCTTTTGCATGCCCGCTTCTTACCATTTCGCTATTTAAGTTAAGTCCTCCTGCATAACAATATCCTAGTTGCCTGCCATATCTATCAAGTCCCTCCTTGCTACAAAAAACGCCATTGTTCCCTATTAGCTCTTCTAGCTTGGCTGCCGCTTTTGCTCCACATATATCGCTTGTTGAGCATTTTTGTCTCATTTCAGGAGCATCTATTCCTTTGAGCCCTATTTTTTCTCCATTCACAACCAATGTATCTCCATCTATTATTTGCGTTATTGTAACGTTGGATTTTATTCGGTTTTTCTTATACCCACAGAATTCTTCTCCGAAAAACATACAAAAAATTGCTATTAAACCAACTTTCCAATTCTTTTTTAACATCTCAAACATTTTTACCTCTCTAACTTGGAACTGGTATTGGGCGCCATCCTATAGCTGGATAAGGACGCTGCCCAGTTTTTAAAGCAAGGTCGTTAATGTTAACTTCGAGAGTCTGACATCCACCATTCATATCACTCATTCCAAGATATAGTTCTGATGCTTGTTTACCCAACTTCTCTACGCTGCCATCTATTACCATTACCTTCATATCAAGATCACTAACTGTTTTGTTTGCATCTGAGACAGAAGTACTTAACTTTCCTACGTTAGTTTCTACTGCATCCATGCGATTACCGAACGTTTTTATTGCATTTTCAGCTGCTGTAACTCGCGTATTGACAGCGCTCTTAAATGTAGCCAGATCACTTTCTGCTACACCGACGCGTGTACTTAAAGATGTTGCGCTACTCTCTATAGTACCGAGCCTTGTGTTAATAACTCCAATATTAGTATTTATGGCGCTTGTTTGTTGTTCTATCGCACTCATCTTCGTATCTAAACTCGTTGCTTTTTGCTCTAAAGCTGTAACTCTGTCCGTTAGTCCTTGTAAAGCCAACAAATCATTCATAATTGTCTCTAAACTCGTTAATTTCGTGCTCATTGTGTCTCCTAAAGTTCTTAAATTACTACTAGTTGTTTCTACCGCTTTCGTCCTACTATCTATACCCTGTATTGATGAAGCAATCGCATCTATCCTATTAGACAACTGGGTTAAGGCTGTATTTATGCTGCTAATGCTTTCTGGCGTTGAGCCTAAATTAGATTGTAATGCATTCTCACTACTAGATGTTCCCTCCAAACCTAATAAATAGTAATATAGCTGGCTCAAATAGCTTCCCAATGTTCCATCTTCTAATGATGGCGGCATAGGTGGAAGAGTGTATGCCATATCTACCTTCCATGCAAACCATAACCAAATGTTAATTCAGCTCCTTTTTTGTTAAAGCTGATGTTAGCCACACTGTTGTTTTTAAGACGCGCTTCCAGCTCTATTAGCTTTTTCTCTTTTTCTTGAGAGAATGGTGAGTTAGATTCAATGCACATCTCTTGAGCCACCTTGTAAATCAAATAATTGTAATAATTTGTTTCACCTCCAAAATCAAGGGTCGTTGGTGAAAACGTATACTGTCCACTCACTGCGTTGTAACTTACCGTTAAAGGAGAGGTCTTTTTCTTTCCAGTAACAAGAAATTGCGTTACATTACCAGAAGGATATATCCCAATGCCCTTGATATCACCAAGCCATGTCCACACAAGCGGAATTTGTCCGCTGCCGACTATATTGAAATTTTCTAAAAAATTAGTAACATTTAAATAATTTAATGCATAATTTTGAGAGTTAAACTGCCCTACAACGCTATCAACCTCTAAAAACCCCTGAGTTGTCGCAGCTTTTGTTGTGTCTATATAACTAAATCCTGCCTGATGAGTGTTTAAAGAAGTAAATACATCTGTGTAATTAAACGCAAGACGCGTTCCTTCTATATCAATCAAATTGTTAAAAATATCACAAGCGAAGTTATAGGCCCATGACTTTTCTTCGTTCGCTATAGATCGGCCAGTTCTGCTCCAAAGTGATAGATATATTACACGCTCTATAAATGCTGCAGTTTCCATATCTCACCTCATGACACATAAGGTTGCGCAGTTAATAATACTCCCCCTAATTCAGGGGTTACGCCAAAGGCCATCCCACATATTGCTTGATATGTATTCGTTCCTTTGCTTGCATCACCCTGCGCATTCAGCATAATTGGTATGTCACTATGAGGTAATTTTTCTTGAGAACTGTCCACCCCTCCTCCAAATGCCTTTTGCCTTAAATAAAATCCATGCACTGCTTCTTTTGGATACATATATGATTTATGCAAGACAGCACTAGCACTAGTTAAAATCTTGTTTCCTTGCATAGCCTGTATAAAGTCTCCAGGTATCCATGGAGTCATGATTACAGAGTTTATAAATGAAGCGGTGTTTATCAGGTCGTCGATTTTAAGAAATGTGCTTTCAATATTTGGAAATCTACTGCTATTAACAAAGCCAAATGCACTTTTATTAATTTTCAGTGGTATAGAGGTCATTGTATTAAATCCCGTTATCGAGATAGCTTCTTTTAAATAAAGCGAGAAACGAAATCCAGTTGAATCATGTGTTACTGGACCATCTATACTCGTTCCAGGAGAATATCTAGTAGCATTAAATATTAATGGCACACTTGTTGGTATATACAACGTAGATGGTCGATACGCTTGTAAATTATTGATAGTGCACAGCAACTCATAATAATCACCTTTGTCCGTATATGCTGTGGGAGATAAGACTACTCCCTGGGTCCAAGAAGCGAGTTTATCATCGTTTTGTCTGGCATTGGTCTGCGAAACCTTAACGCATCCATTGTCAATTTTAGAATTATTATAAATTCTACTGCCAAAGCTGATATTATTATTCCCGCTCTTTAATCTTCCATACGACATACTCATGCCGTTTATCAGCTCTTCACTTGCTAATAAAGATACATCTTTATAGCCTAGTTTTTGAGCGTATGAGGAGACAAGCGAAAGCAAAAACTCAGAACAATCTTCATGCCTTGGTATAAAATAATATGGCAAATCAACATGTTGAAAGCCTGTTAAAGTGCTACGAAAGGCATATTTTAAACTCTCAAGGTCAGTCGTGATATTTTGCGAGTATGGGTACTGAATACAAATGCATTGCCATCTAGTGGGTTCTAATTGTAACGCTTGCACAAACTTTTTTTCAAGTTGCGGCCCAAGTGCTTCAAACATACCTCTAATAAAAGCTTGCCTATATTCCTCGCTATTCATAAACAAGCTTTCATCAATCTGAGTTAATGATCTAGAAAAGCTAACAAAGTTGTCTTTTCCCCAATTTGCAGTCTCGTATGGCGATCTATAGCTACCATCAGAATCAACAACTCCATAAGGGGAGGGGAGAACATACTTGAGCGACCCAATTCCCTCTGCAATATTTACTTCTTCTTGATGCAATGTGATTGTATCTAGAAATGTAGGCTTCCTCGATTCATTCCACACCGTCTGGACAAGATCCGAGCTTAGAAACTGATTTTTAGATGAAGTGATTATACTCATGGCAACTATCCTCGCTTTAAATCAACTTAAACACTTAAATATGGAGCTTGATATGGAAACATGCATACAGCATCTCCAAACACACCAGTGCCTAACAACGTACCTAGCCTCAATGTGTTTTTAGCCAAGTTTACGTCACCTTGTATTGTACACAACATAGACGTACGTGAGTCTTTGTCGTATTTTAAGATGTTTTTTGCTCCCTCGATATTAGCCAGTCTAGGATTCACACGAGACAACCCATTTTTGCTGAATATGAAGCATTTTGTATGAGACGCAATAATCTTGACTAGCGGCTCAGCACTCCCAACTTTATTTACAGCAGCTCTAATATAGACGTTAGAAGTTGACGATACCGCATATTCCTGACTAGTAGGAGTATGAGCACAAGTCACAGCTTGTAATTCCGGCTGCTCTTTACCATAAGGCAGTGCATTTACTGGAACGGCTATATATGCAGCAGCGGTACCAGTAACGGTATATGTTATACTGTCTGTACTAGCCACAGCACATGTAAATTTTTCTCTCGTTATAGATTTTCCAATTAAATCAACTCTATATAAGTTCGTAGCTGCATTAGAATCTAATACCAACATATCGTTAGCCTTTAGGTATATAACAGTAGCTCCAGTTACCTGAATAATTAAATATCCCACACATGCGCTATTTGCTTTGCCAGTATTAGCATACGTAGGAGCTACTAATGTTTGATCTGCGCTAGTGTCATTAAACGTAGATGGCAAGGTAAGTGAGTTTATAAACCCAAAGAAATTTAGCTTAACAGAAGATGAATTTGTATAGCTACCTCCAATATGGGTTGGAATATCTGGGGTATGGAATACATCAATCCCCATTATGTTTTTGATTTCACCAGTTCTTAAGACCTGCTCGTTAATATTTGGAATGGCGCGGTTTCTTGGACCTAAATCTGAGCTTGTGCCGTCACCAATACTTCCCAATACATTCTGAACCATATCCCAGTATGCAGATGAATTCATAACAAGCGTAAAGTCATTAAATGGAGTCATCCTCGTATTTTCCATAAAGTCTAATATTCGCGTCATGAATGCTACGTCACATTTTTTTACCACACCCCATGCCTCATTACCACCACCTCTGTCATCGGTAGAGCGTGGCAAAACAGCATTACGCGTTCCCCTTGCTAATGCATTGTAATAGAAGCGGTTTATGTCAACTTTAGCCCTTTCATACATTGGGCTTAAAAAAACACGCTCAAAGTCTTGCGGTGAGCCCATGTACAATTGTTGCTCAATCTGCCCATATTCGGCTAGCCAGTTTATGCGCCCTTCTTCGGGATCTATATTAATTGTTTCATATCTGACTTGCTTGCCAATGTTTGTCTTTTTGCTGCTAATATCTGAACCAGTACATGAAACCGGGTAACTTGGCAGAGCAACTGTATATTTTGTGCCGGGTGCCCAAGTTTTGTTTTCTGCCTCAAAAATCTCAGCATAATAGTCATTCGCAAACTGTCCTATGCTCTCGCTAGAGACTTTAAGCAGTCCGTCTACAACTTTATTAACTAGGTCGCTGGTATTAAACGTATTTTTAATAGATCCAGCTGTTACGTTTGTTATTGTCATATTTTCCTCCTCCTGTAGTTATTTAAAAATCTGATACTGTTACTACTCTACCCTCAGAGCTAGTATTAGCTCCCTTCCCCTCTGGCAACTCAGGTAAAATTGGTTGGTTTTGTTTGTTATTCTCTTGTGTTTTTGCTGCGGCTGCTTCTTCAGCTATCTTTTGAGCCCTTAGGTCTGCATACAAATTAGATAATGCATACTGACGATCCAATTCATCTGAATTCTGTAGACTTTTTAGTACATCATCATTCTTTAATGCATTTTTGATTACATGTGGCGCAGAATCCTTGTATTGAGCGGCTCTAAATATCAAATCTTGCATAAGATTTGGGTCTAGATTCCTGCCCTTTGTAGACAAAAGATCCTTGTATTCTTCATCGCTATCCACAACACTCTTGATGCTGCTTAGGTAGTCGCTAATTAATTTTTCTGATTCTTGCTCTTGTTGTCTTTGAAGTGCCTCTTGTTCCTTCTCCGTAAACCTTTGTTCTAAGCTTTGTACAAGCAAAGGTACAAGTCTAGCAGAGAGCTTCTCAAGCAGTGCATCTTCTGTATTCGCATGATTATCCGTCATGATTTCTCCTCCTATTTTTTTATCCCGTAAAAAAGGAGGCGCTTTAATCCCTATGAATCCTCCCTCTCACTTGTATTATACAGTTAAAACTCACGTAATACAAGCTTTTTATTCAATTATATTAACTGAAATACTGTTAATCATAGCTTTTTGTATTTCATATTCTTGAGCCGCCCCACTAGTCGTTACAGTTAATTTGCTAAACCTAAAGCAAAGTATGAAATTTTGGCATGTAAGATTACCCATGGAAGCTCTAAATACGTTTGTTGATTGATGCCTACTGAATGTGATTTGCTTATCTGCCCACCACTCATCGTTACGCAAGTTCTTAATTAAACCATCGTCATATGATCTATCTGAAAGTATGTACATCCCCAACTTGAAAGAGACGAACGAATTGAGCAAAGATGGATCAATGGCAGAGTCGTTTAATACTATATTCGCAGCACATAGCGTACCTCTCCCTTCCTTTGCAAAGATGTGTTGGGAAGTGATATAGATACCAGGCGCAAAGAAATCTGGATTATCAGAGTTATAATACACAGCTCTATCGTAATCAAACGCAACAGATAATAACTTGTCTTGCAATGCAACTAACCTACCATCCTCCGTTGATGCAGTAATGCGTTTTGGAATGTCGAATTTAGTCCCATTAGGCGCACTGTAAGTTAGATTCTCTTTCGAGATTAAATGAGAAAAGGTACCATTTTTTAAATTCAATATTAGATTATTTACTACAAGTCCATCCACCCCAAGAAACTTTACTGGGTTTAAATCCCGATTCGGATAATATGTTTGCGTGCCTCCACTGGAATCTGTATATGTATTGTACTGGAAAAAGTACTTGTCTGGTAATATTCGCTCTGTATATTCGTTTATTTTTCCCGCTGGATTGATGGAATACAGCTTGTCATCTTGCGTTGTAAAGAAGAGAATGTTTTGGTATACAATTGAAGACCCTCCAAATCTTGATTTAAACTTAAAATAGAAATTCAAATCTAAATTCAAAACTGGATCATTATTAACAATGGAAAGATTGTATTTTAAAATCGCTTCATCAGAAAAGACAAACAAAGCTCCGTTAATTGCATGCATAGAAACTACTTTGCAGGGCAATTTAAAACAAACTGGAATTCCAGGTTTTGTTAAAGTGTAGTTCGTTGGAGTAGATGCATCTGTATACTGCGGCATTTTCCCAGTGAGCCATAAAATTCTGTCAAATGCATTCAGCTCTGTAAAAACTATAACGTTTTGGTTGCTATTGTATAATACACCATATCCCATCAAATTCTCAACTAATGTGACAGCACCACTGTTTAAAAGCTGATTATACAATATAGTGCCGTCATTTGACGTCGCTTGTACGCCAGATTGTCCAGCGTAATTTGTAATTAAAGGAAGAGTTACATCATCTCTTCTTGCTTTTGCGTTTTTCCAATCTAGGCTCTCAGGATGGTAAGGATAAGGCTCTATGTCGGAGTAATACAAAGTAAATGGAGTCTTGTTGTCGTCTACAAATATACATTGATTTGATGCGTTAGATGCAAAGCTAAATTTAGGGCGATTTGCAAAGTTTAAACCTAGATTGGGTAAAGTTGTCCCCGCAGCGCTATTGTTTAAAATTGGCGTCCAGCCAAGTAAATTTGCTGGACTGTTTTCGTCTATGTAGACTTGGGTCATGCAATACGTTTGAGACATCTCGTTTGTTACCGTGCTGTGAAATAACAAATATCTAGATGAATAGTCGTACAATCCCTGTACACCGCTTTTGTTATTCAATATATAGGTCTGTATCCTATGTACACCAAGTATCGTAGCAGGTTTCCCTGTAACGTCACTAACTTTATAAACAAGTTTATTCACAGGAATTGGCATTAGTCTACCATTGGCGTCAATCATCATGTTGATTAAAGTCGAGTTAATGCAAAACTTAGAATCCCATTGTACGCATCCAGTAATAGTTAAGGGAACAGTCTTTGCTTCACCCACTATTTACCTCCTATCTTGAAATTTTTTCTCATAGATGTAAGGCTTTTGTTTTGATTTTGTAGAGCTTGTATCGCCAGTTTCTTTTCCTGCAAGTCCTTATTCACTAGAATTTTAGATTGCTCTAGGGCAAGCTTAGTTTGGTCTGTTGCATAACGTTGCTTAACCTCCTCGGCCCTAATCATATTTGCCTCGTGGTCAGATTGTGCCTGAGCTTGTATCGCCTGCGAGGTTGGATCTTGAGGGCCTTCTTGCTGACGTTGTTGCATCATAGCAGCGTATTGTTCCTCTGTAATCTTACCCTCTCCCAATGCCTTAATAGTAGGATCGACAAAGGCATTTAATCTATGCTCAATCTCAACTGAATCGTTGATCTCAAGATTTCTTGCTACGAGATCTATGACTGCAGGAGCTATTTGCGGTGTAACCTTGAGTAGAGACATCATTGTCTCTGCAGTTCTTAGTTTTTCTAAACTCGTCGAAGGAGCTGCTTCAATCGTAAAGTCATAATTTTTCTTTAGTTCTGCGAGAGATGTGTTTTTATTTCCGTCATTTAGTGTAATTAACTCGTTATTTATAAGCATCTCGTATTTATCTGTAATGAGGTTTGCCATCATGTCCATAAATACCTTCCCAACTCTATTCAACGCCCTTATAAACACATGCAGCAACTTCTTCTGTACAATATCACCTTGCATAATTCGCTTCTCTAACGCTACACCAGATTGTGCGCCATCTTGGCTTGACCCCTGTTGGCTTAAGTTAATACCAGCTACCTCATCCAAAAGCACCTTAGACATCTGTATTAGCTGTATTAATGTAGTGTCTAAAACAGGAGGCTCTATTATAGTTGGCTGCGCATTTTGTGGTGCATTAGGTTCTGGAGTAGGTAAGAAATACACACCAGGTGTCCTATTTATATCTTTCCACTCCATAACATCCTGAGATGTCATATCACCTTTATGCAAGAGTATTGTCCTTTCCATTTTACGAGTAGTTTGAGTAGCCACTTGGGAAACGGCATTGTTCAGTAATTGTTGTACGTCAACCATGGAATACATATATGGTACTACAATCTCTTTAAATGTTCCGCCCTTGTCACCATCTTTGGTTAGGAACGGATGACCAACAAAGATTATAGGTAAGTCATCAGAGTAATACAGTGTAGGCTTAGTTAGAAACTCTTCATCTGTGCATCTGCAAGCATAAATTCTCGTTACAAACTTTTGAAATGAATCCAATATATTCACATTATCATACTCCGTCATCGAGTCTTCTTTTTTGACTTCTCCACTCCTAAGTTTATATAATGTAGTCTTTACATCTTCTTTATAAAAGAAATCATAAACATTGATATAAGTCTCGTCTTCATTCCTTGAGTTATAATATCTCCCCAACTTAGATAAACTATAATGCTTTCTTAACTTACTTAATGGCACGCTTTTTATCTCACCACAAAACTCACCATCTTCTTTCCATGTTCCTCGAGCACTTGTATCAAAAAATGCATTCTCTGGGTCCATTATATGCTTAATCTTTGGTATCAACTGAGTGCTTTCCAGAGCTTCATAGTCCTCTACTACTCTAAAAGCAGTATATCCAAACGAACCATACTTAGACCAAGTATCAGCATAGATACTTCTGTTTTCGTCGCAAAATAGAATATTCTTGTATAGCGTTTCCGCGTTCTTAATTTCCGGTGTGTTTTTGCGGGTTTTGTTCTTAACGCCTAGTTCGAACTCCAAGTTAGCATAATCACTTTGTAATCTATAGTAATGCTTGATGGTTAGGTTAACAGTCATAATTTCTTTCCCATCAAACCTTCTATATTTTTTAGTTTTAGGGTCCCATTGAAACCCAGCTATAAACTTAGATGTCAGGTATCCCGCTGTGTTGTTGTCTTTGTAGTAATCAAACCACTTGTTCGCCAACTCAGATATCTTTTGTGGCGTATACAGATATGCCATAATCTCTCCTCCTCCCTTGTATATTGAGGAGATTATAGCAAATTTCTAGATTAAAAGCTAGTTAAAAATACTCCATTTGCTTAGAGCAACCAAAATAGCGACAATAGTGCTCACGAACCACATAATTGTAGAATTCCTGGATCTCTCTATTGCCGCAATAAGCTCTAGCTTTGCAGCATCGATTTTGTCGTCTAGCTTTTTTTCTAGAGCACCGAGTTTATTATCAAGAATAGCGATTTGCTCACTAGTAGCGAGCTGTGAAAGGTCGTATTCTCTACTTTCTACTAAAGATTCTGTAAAAGCTTCAGCTATAGTTTTCTGAGCTCCAGCTTTAATTAAACGCTCTACTACCTTATGTGTATCAAATGCATGCACTTTCATTGCTTTGTTTGGAATAGTTACTTTACGTACAATATATCACAAATATGTCAGATATGCAATTTACGTAAATTATTTTGTGAATTTTAGCGAAAAACAGCGTGCAACCCAGGTACTAAGGGCGTTACGAATTTACGTGAATTATTGATCGATTAATACACTCTTTGTCTCAATACAGAATAATCTATATTACTATCCCTATTAGGAAAGATCAATTGCTTGTCACATATTCTCGAGATTGCGTCAAACATATCGTCGTGTAAGCCAACAGGGAAGGTTAAGTACTCTTCGTTAATAAATGATTCTGTCAAGTCTACCGCGTTCCCAGTATAATCAGCTCTGACCAAAGTTCTTGGAAGCCATACACGATTGTCAGCAAAATACGGCACAAGTCTTCTGATCCTATCTTCTTTACTCAAAGTTCCAGCGACCTCTATTATAGGAAATCTATAGTTTCTGTATTCCATTCTGCTTTTGATGAATTCTACATCAGCTTGCATACCATAGCGCTCGTAATACACATACTTAGGTTTATATTTAGCATGGAGCTCAAACAACATATTCTCACGCTCTTTTAGATCCAACTTATCTCTAACCATATCAAGTAAATAAATGTTGTTATCAGAGCCCAAACCCAAAACACAAATAGCAGTATAATCAGAGTACTTCTTTTTGGAGTTAGCAGGGTCTACACACATGTATTTGATGAAGTTGGTATGATCTATCCTACCATCGTAAAATTGTATCCATTCGCGTTTAAATTCACCACCACCTAATGGGGCAGGGTTCTGTTGATACTGTCCAGCAAAACCATATGGGCCAAGCTCTTTCTTCAGAATCTCTATTTCGGGTTCACCATCGCGGGCAGGGTGTAGTAATTCACCTTCATTACGCACCTTAACCACACACCCCTTGCAAAACGTTTCGTTACGCTGTGCTATTAAAGGTAGATTAAGGTGTTCCCATCCTCCTTTGGCAAGTAAATGTCCAGATAAGTCCTCTTCATGCAGTCTTTGCCCTATAACAATAATACATCCTTTCTTGCGATCATTGAGACGGGTTGAGTACGACTGATCAAACCATGTATTAGCAGCTTCTCTCTTTGTCTGACTTAAAGCTTCGTCAGCTTTTAACGCATCATCTACTATCAAGAAGTTAGCACCGTCACCCATTACAGAACCGCCAACTGATGTAGCATATCTAAAGCCACGTTTTGTTGTCATGAATTTGGTTTTAGTGTTCTGATCGTCTGCTAATTTGGTTTCTGGGAATATAGATTGATACCAAGGATGCTCTATAACAGCTCTACAGTTAGTAGAGTGTTTGTGTGCTAAAGATGTAGCATATGAAGCACATATTATACTTTCGGATGGATTGTGTCCTAATAACCACGCAGGAAAGGCTACACTCACGCAGATTGACTTCATGTAGCGTGGCGGTATATTAATAATCAGGCGTTTAATTTCGCCTCTCTGGCATGCCTTGAGATATTCTGCAATCAACTCTATGTGCCAGTTGTGCATGTAATGAGCGTCAGGATCAACAACCTTAAACACCGCTTCTATAAATAAGTCAAGGTGATTCCTATATGCCTCCTGATATTCATTCATTATACCTGCAATACATTAGAAGGTGTAACATGTACTTTTGTCCACCGATGAACAAGAGCCTCGCAAATCCTTTCTCCCCTCATAACAAGTCGTTTTGCCCCAGTAAACTGAGATTGGGCTTCTTGAAGTACATCCGCTATTACGTTATTCATCTCTCTTTTAAATTTCGATAATGGTAATTTGTTAGTCATCATTCCTAAAAACAAGAACGCATATATATGACCACAATTGGTGGCATTCTGTAACAAATACTTCTTTATATCCGTCTTCTCTACTTTCACTTGTTTCAATATGATAAGCGCTTTATCAAAAATATTGTGCCAAGTCTCAATAGGTATGTTCTCTACGAGCTCGTTTAAATCCATATCGACGCCTTCAAGCTCTCTTTTGTAAGCATTAAACAATGTTAACCAATCGCTGTTTTTTTTCAGTTTTCTAATGGCTTTTTTCATTTTCCTCTCCATTTTTACTTTGTCTTAGTATCACATCATACACTAGCAACTCTACATCGTGGCGACTCAGCTGATAAATTCTTACAAGATCACTAAAGCCATGATGCACTTTTGTCATTTCCTCAAATATATCGCAAAAGTTCACTGCTTGGTTTATCATTTGGCTCACAAAATCGCTATCTTCAACATTCTCTGTTTTCTCGATGAGAGGTGACATAACACATTTTAATTCGTCATAAAATCTATGGATCGCACTTTGTAGCTTTCGCATAACGTCAATAGTGCATTCCATATTTTCTCTATTTCTTTCTTTATTATGATGTTTGTTTTTATATTTGTTCATTTCTACTCTCCTTTATTTTCGTTCACTTGTTTCAACGCTTGTTCACTCAAGCTTTCGATAAGCTTCTGTATATCTCCAGTTTTCCAAGCTGTTACTCTTTCGCTAAGTTTGATTGCTTTTGGAAATTTGCCGCTCTTTACTCCAGCCCACCATGTAGTACGACCTACAGGTATGAGTTGTAATACTTGTTTTTCACGTAAAAATCCAGTGCTTTGAATTTTTGCTTTTTTCATTTTATTCCTCCTTTTACTTCATTCGTTATAAATCGTTTAAATGTGAACTGGTTATATTTGAATACACAGCTCCGTCATCAATAAAATTGCAAAGCTCATCTATCTTCTGACATAGCTCTCTACCAAAACCATCTATATGTGTCATATAGTGGATTATTTCACTGTTGTAATTCCCATCATTTACCATAAGAAAAAGCATTGCTAGTTTCTTACTTTCAAGATAGGCCTCTTCACATTCTGTTTTGAGATAAAAGCATATTCTTTTTTGATTCTGTACAGCTTTCTTTATCATTTTACTCTCCTTTATTTTGTTTGCTTGGTTTGTTTTCTAAATACGCCATCTTTCTAGCCGCCATATCCTGAAACGCATCCTCTAGACCACACTTTACTTCGATCTGCCTTTTTTCTTCATCATGTATTCTCCTTAGGGCATTTGTCTGGATGTACCACTTGACCGCAGGGAATATTTTTTGTACGAATACAAGGTCTAGCATTACATCCTTGGCGTTATCTAGATTGCCATCCGCTAGATCATCTATTATTTCGTTAGTTACCTTTGCAAACTCCTGGTCAGCTTCGCACCATCTGTAATAACACTTGCGCTCTATATCAAGCGCCCTACAAGCAGCACTGATGTTACCACGGCATTTCTTGAGCATTTCCGGGAAGTTTCCCTTCTTACTCTGTGTCAAGCGTCCCATACCTTATCCTCCTAGAATCTTCACTCTGTCTAAATAAAATTCTTCACTATGGCACTTTGGATCGTATTTAAACCATCTTTTAATAGCACGCCATATCTTACGTAACCTACCAACTGCTCTCAACTTTCCATCCACGCCTATTTGATATTCCTTACCAATATTACTCGCGAATAGGTTAGGGTAGAGCGGTATTTCATCAAGCTCATAATTCACAACAAATACGTTATTGATCTTCTTTTTGTTATCCTTTGCTACCCTTGGGGAGCCTATGGCATAAAATTGTTTACCAAGCATTTCTTCGTTACTCATTAGATTAGCTATGTTCTGCACAACAGCGCCTCCCAAAGAAAAGCCACCAATAATGATTTCTTTCTTCTTGCTCATTTTATCAAGTATATCTTTGAATGCCTTGGATTCTAGAATCGCCTTAGCTCTCTCGTAATATCCGTTAAAGAATCCTTTTGAGTTTTCCTCTATATCGAAATTATCTTCTCTATCTTGTTTTTGTTTCCAGTTTGTACCTACGAACGCTATGATGTTGCCCTTGTACAAACATTCGTATGGAGCCTTAAGGCCCAGGCGCCAGCCATATCTCTTCCATGTGCGTCGCTTGTGGTTTACAAGACCAGTCAAAATCTTCCGTGTATCCTTCGCTATCTTACATAGCTCTGGATCACCTTGCGTGGTAGTTACCACATCTGCAGCAGCATCAGTGAGCCCAATTATCTTCATTAACTTATCTAGCGCCATATATTATAACCCCATCGCTTTTTTACAGAAGCAGTCCATGATTCATTTTCCTCTGTAGTATTTTGAGCTTCGACTTTAGGAGCGTCCATCTCTTTTTGCTGAGCAGCTTCTGCCTTTGGTTTTCTTGCCTTTTTAGGTTCTTCAGCTTCTCTAGACTCTGTAAAACGCACTCCATTCACATCTATCCATTCTGTTGGGTTGATTCCCTCCTTTTTATTAGCAGACACCGTTGTATTAGTTTTGTTCACCTCGGGTGTTGTGCTATTTGTGCTATTTTTAGGAGTCTCTACTACCACATGAGGCTGTATGGCTTGCTCTGGAGCAGATACTGGTGGTGTGGCATCGTCAATTGGATCGAGCCCATGTATTTCTATTTTTTTGTTTTGTAAGTATGGAGCTAATTTCTGCACACCATCTTGTAAACCCTCTTGAATTTTCGTGATTGTTATACTGTAATCTGTGGTAAGCTGTTCTACCAATTTATCTATCGGGAATTCCTTTGTATAAGCTAGCAAGAAGACAAATTCATTTATTCCCCTGGTCATACTAGGATCTCTAAGAAGCCAGGCTGCACTTTCGAATATATGCATATTGTTCGAATCTATAAAGAATTTAGCTTTATCAAGAATCTCTACCCATTGATCATAAGTTATCATATCTGCAAACTTAGGTATGCTAAAATTGCTTGTTACCTCAAGGAAGCTATGCAGCTTCTGCAACAACCCCTCATAATTTCTAAACATTGCGTTTGACATTTTCTCTCCTCCTATTCAAATGTTTCAGGGTTAATTATAGCACATAATTTAATCTTCTGCACCAGGAAAATACGTAACATGCTCTAATTCATTACAGTGTTTTTCTCTAGTTGCGCTCTCTAGATGCCCTTCGTGCATCGATATTTTATATGTTTCGTTGCAAGAGAGCGTAACATCAGTTCTTGTGCCAGCCTTTTGTATAGGATAATGAGCTAATACACAACGCGCTACATCGTCTAAAGATGGGTTTTTTACCAAGCATTCTGAGAATGCATATTTTATATTGCCTGCCATAGCTTTAAACATAAATAGATTTGACATTGAGGTGAATATATCGTTATCCATAGTTTTTACAAGAAAATTTTCCAACTCTATAGTTGAAAGCATAGCAAAGTTTGTCATGTACGCATCGCTTGCCTTTGTAGAATTGCGGCCGAAAACTATATTTTTTGTGCCAACCTCAAAGTAGTCTATAGCAGATGTGTAGTGCATTTTTATTGGTGTGTAAAACCACCCAAAAGCGGAGACAACCTGCGGAACGTGAGACATAAATTTTATCGCACCTTCTATGCTACCAAAGACAGCATTACTGGTTATGTCATATGCTACTTCTAAATAAGACGTGCTTTTAAACTCGTTGTACCATTGGTTTACTAAATAATCTGCAATGTTTAAAGAAGCATGACAGAGCATGACTGAGGCTTCTGCTTCTGCTTCCATTGGCGATGCTGTGCAATATAAGCGTTTCATTTCCGTAAGAGCCGTTTTTTGAACCGAGGTTTTTAAGCCGTCCAGATAGAAAAACGAGTGCATGTAGTGAAAGATCACAGGAAATGAAATAGCATCCATCCACTTAATAGCTCTTCCAACAAGTGTAATGGCAGATTTGACAGTTTCTCTCAATCTCATAAACCCCACCTATAGATTTATATATTTATTAGCCGTTGTTTGCTTGCCTTGCTTTGTAAGATGCCTATGCAAGTTTCTGCTATGATATCTATAGCAAGTTGATCTAATGTTGTGTTTTTTACACTGCATTACACACCTCACAAGAAAATTAAACGCAACCAAAATAGAAATGACCACTAACAGCCAAATTACCGCCCCTAACATACCTTACCTTTGTCTTTTAGTTCTTGGAGTCTACGCTGTATCTCTAGAAATCCTAATTCCCTTGGCTCCTCACCTGACTTGAATATTTGTGTCGCAATTTTATGCGATTCGTTCGCTTGCTTTTTTTGCTCAGCCTCGCGTTGCCTTGTAATAGCAGCAGCTGCCTCGCGAACGTCCTCTGGTATTGTGCATTTCATAGTCATAGCTTCACTCCTCTGTTTTATTGTTGTTTGTTTATCTGGCAAGCAATGACTTACGTTCATCCGCTTCCAGGGTTGATATTTGCGCTGTATTAGCCCAGCGCACAGCTTTCGATCACCAAAAATCTTCACCAAATGGAACTTATCCAGGAATCTAATCGCAAGGATGTCCTCTAGCATCGCTCTAAAGAGCGCTACATCACCATTGCAATTTTCCTTAGCAAAGTTGTTGATATATCGATGCAAATGTGGTAAATATACAGTCGATCCATCAGATAACGTGCCTCCTAAAAGCTCGTTTCCTCTGGTAGATTGAGCAAGTACCTCGTGCGCTATGTCAAGTATAGGTCCGAGGTCTTTGTTGACTACCTTAGCATGTAATAATGGTTTGCTGGTTGGCGCAATGCGGCCAGCAGATCTTATAGCAACTGCGAAATCTGCTTTTTTCCCAGCAACCTTCTGTATTCCGAATCTAGAGCTTTGCTCAGCAATATGCACGCTTTCGTCACATGATTCTTGTTTTTGCCAAAGTTTGGCTCTGATTTCCTCTACAGATTGTTGCTCAGCTATAGTTTCTTGTTCTGACTTCTGCTCAATCACAATCCCATTTCCTTCAAAACCTAAACCAAAAAATTCATGACTATGACTATCCTGACGTTCTGTTTTTTCACTTTCATCATGGTGCTCTTTCGTGACATTATTTAATAGTCTATAGTCTATTTTATTAGTACCTACAGTATTATTAGTAGCGGATTTTTTCTCTTGTGTATCTTGTTGAATCTGGAGTTGGAGATTTTGATCGTTAAGATTTTCTTTAAAAATTTTTAAAGATTTCTTAAACGTAACAGCGGAATTTTGCACGCTCATTTCTTCTAAAATTTGTTGTGTTTTTGTTAAATTTTTACAACCACCTTTGCCACCTTTTTTAGCACCCTTTTTTGCCGCTTTGTATAAAGCTATTATCTCTTTATCTTTCGCTCTATTTATAAATAACACTGTGTGATAATCCACTCCATTATAAGTGTCTCTATCTAGCGCTATCAATCCCAATTCGCAAAAAACCTTCCTAGCTTCCAAAGCTGTGGGAATGGTACAATTCCAAAGCTCTGCTAAATGCTTACCCTCGGCCTTTTGTCCTTTATAACCAGTCTTAACTCGATTGTTGTATAAATGAGCTTGCACTCTATCATTCGCTCTAAGCTCCATGTATTTAATTATAAGGCGTTTATATCCGAGTACTTCCAGAAGCCACTTAATATGGTGTGGCATCTTATCGAAAGAATGCGTAGTTTCTGCATCATCTATTCGCTTTTCATAATATATATTATTTGGACTCGCTACTTCAGCAGATGATTGTATTTGAGGCTGTAAAAAAGACGTAATCATAGCATTATTCCTCGAATTGAGTATGATTTATGAGAATTTTCTGTAAATTTTTGAAAATATTGGATTGACTTATATATAAAGTCATGTATGATGAGATCATACATTTCGTGGTTGTTGTGTATTAATGTTAGTTTTGTTTCTTTTTGCATTGATTTTTTTCTTTGCTTAAAGGTTTGTCCGTACAAGGAGTTTAAACTTTGGGTCGTTTGTGGTTCCAAGTGATGGATCTTGATGTAGCTATTGTAACTCATGTTATTCTGGCTTGCAATATTAAATTTAAAATTTTTCACTTCATCACGAAATTGTTCATAAATAATGAGGCTGGATAACGAATACCCTCTCATTATGTATGGGAAAGCAGCTAACTTATCGATTATACTCATATACATATAATCCTTCCTCCTCCTATTTCTTAAAGTTAGCTGCTTTTCTTTGCACAGCTAGCATAGAATTAGTAATGGAACTCCCAAGTCTCTTAGGCTCAAATCTTTCATCATCGTCATTGCGATCACTCAAATATCTTCTGGGTGTATACACAGGTACGTACTGTGTTCTTGGCCGATTCAAAGCCTCCATCAACTCTGTATGCGTGAATTCTGGCATCCCAGCCTCATTTTTTTTTACGTCCTCTAGATTGCTCTCCACGGTCCTTACGAATCCACCAATGTTTTGTATTCCCTCTTGCTGCTGTGTTGGGCTGCTTACGCCCTGTGCAGGGCCTTGACCGGACGCTTGTCCGTGTGGTTGAGGAGACGTGGTTGGTGGAGTAGCGGAGTCATCATGGTTGAGGCCTTCCTTCATAGCTTTGTATATAGATTCTGCTTTATAACGAATGCCTTTTCCTATTTTTACGTACTCTAATTCCGGATGCATTCCTTTGGCTCTCCATCTATACAGGGTATCTTCTTTAACCCCTAATATTTTGGCCACTTTGGATGCCGGTAGTAAAACTTGCTCTATCATCTTTTTTGGTACCGTTTATTGCATATGTTTAGTAATTAACCATACCATTACACATGTTTTACCACGTGTCAAATAAAAATTTTTCAAAAATTAAAAAAATAAAATATTGACGCCCTATAAAATCCGATGTATAAAGTATTCATACGTAGGTAGTATTAAATACTACGAATCAATACTTTAATAGAGGTACAAAAATGACCAATACAATACAAAACCAAACCACTAACCAACTCCAAAGCACTGCAGCACAAAATAGCGAGCAAAAACTTGGAGTAGACTACGATCTTTGGTTGGCTGAGAGCGAAATCTCTGCTATAATGAAGAGAATAGGAAAAATGCCAGCAGAGGAGGCTCGTACAGTCCAGGAGGCAATCACATTATTAAATCAATACTTATAGAGAGGGTATATGAAGTACGTTTGGGCACTTACATCGTTGCTTATTACATGGCAGCTTACTAGAGCATTTCTAATACTGTTGATACTTTAGAGAGGCTGTTATGAACAAGTGGATATATTTTATAATTGGGCTCGTTATTTTGTGGATTGTCTTGATAGCGGTGAACATCTGGATAGACATTAAAGAGGAAGGACTATGATGATAGAGTATATTTTGGAAAGCATATGTGGAATCTGCGTTGCAGTGGTCGCGATATGCTACTTAGTAAACAATAAAAGCAACAACGATAAAACGGAGGAATAATATGTACAGAGACGATGATTTTAGATGGCAGATGTACGATAAAGATGAGTACATCGAAACTCAGATATTGCAAGACTTAGAAGAAAGGGCTGGGCTTGGCAAAGAGGATAACCTTAATATCTGGCCACGAGATAAAAAAACGATTGTGGTTGTTGCTTTACCTACCACACGTAGCCAAAATATCGAATGATCATAATTGTTGTTATAGCTATGGAGACAATTATATCAAAACGAACTCGATAAGCAATAACAAAGCTAAAATATTTTTAATAAATTAAGGAGTAATGTAAAATGATTGAAATATCAAAAAAAGTATCAAACAGAGGAACGAAAAGAACCCTAATGAACAAATTAAGTTTAGTAACGCTTGTGCTTCTATTTTGGGAGCTCATGGCTCTTGGATTGTATATTAATGAGCTTTGGCCATTTTTATGCAGTGTACCCTGCGCAATTGCTATTTGCTTTTTTATTTAATTTAATTAAAAGGAGAGTTTTATGGAGAAAGATAATTTAGACAAGATAAATGCTAACCTAGGAAGAATTGCAAATGCATTGGAAGATAACAATGAGATTCAGAGGCAGATGAAAAAGTATCTCTATGTTATAGCGGCAAATGTGATGGAGTTTGTAAGGTGTCACGAGGACACAGAAGATTTTTTTTCAATTGATGAAGACCTGGAGATTGATGTTAAGCGTATAGAGAGAACAAAACAATAGATAAACAAGAGGTAAAATATGAATTTTATGGAAGTTATACTCTCTATGAGCATTTGGAATTGGGTTACTATAATGTTCAAAATAAGCATGGCGTTTGTAATCGTCTCCGTATTTTGGATTATAGTAGCGGCAATCTTCTGGATTATTATAGAGATTTTAGAATAGATAATAAAATAAGAGGTAAATTATGACTAATATAGACGTTAATGCATTGAAGGCGATAATGAAGAATCACTCTCGCCAACTACTATCTCCAATCACAGTGTTGGTTGGCAAGCCCGGAGTAGGTAAAACGCACTTGGCTGTGAGCGCTCAGCAACACTTAGGCGACACACTACTTTTAGACACTGAGGATGGTGGACATCAGTACGATATACCGCGTATAGCGATTGATTCATCCAAAACAATGAAAGATGTCCTAAGTGCGCTACATCAGCAGGATGATATATGTAAGGTGTTGATTATAGATACACTAGGTGAGCTCAACAAGATCTTCACCAAAGAGATACTCAGAGAATATACCACGAGAGATTGCACTCCGAAATCACTAGATGATCCAAATTGTGGAGCGTTTGGATATGGTAAGGGATGGAGCTTGCTAACACAAAAATGGGATTTATTTATAGATACCTTGAAATTATTGCGCAAAAAACATAGAATAGCTGTATTTATGACTTCTCATTCTAAGTTTGAAAAATGTGATCTCAAGGATGGATATGGTTCATTTGACCAACAAGACTTAGATCTACCAGTAAAATGTGCAAATATCATCAAAAGGGCAGTAGACAACATATACGTGCTTAACAACGACGTATGCAAGAGCGGCAATAGGCAACATAGAACCGAGCGTAACTTAACTGTAGCAACGCATCCATCGCTAGTGTCAAAGGGTAGGGTGCCATTAGCTCGTGAGATGTACGAAATTACTGGCGATAAAAACATCGCTGCATTCTGGGCTGACTTCAAAAAAGCATGGTATCCAGAGAATCTAGTAGCTGTTGTAACATCCCAGCCAGGTCAAGTAGTAGAGGAGGTAGCATATGCTGGATAATATAAGCGAATACCTAAGGTCGAGCTTCAATATAGCCGAGTACTACGCAAGAGAGCCGTATATTATACCTAATCCCAAGATCTCTGTAACTGATTTGGCTTATTTGAAGTGCGATAGATGTTTGTATGATACGTTAGTTAGAAAAGCCAAAGGAACATCAGAGGAGTTCACACCTCAGACCCAGCGAACATTTGCTCTGGGGTGTGCCTCTGAAAATTATCTAATTGGTATTTTACAAAAATTTTCTGATTGTAAGCTACTGTCTCAACAATATACACTAGAGACATCTTCTGTCAAGGGGAAAATAGATGCTGTAATAGAGTACAAGGATGAGCAATATATTGTAGAGCTAAAGATCATGAATAATTTTAGATTTTCGGAAGCCAAGAAGTACGAATACGTGAACGAGGGATATAGAGATCAGGTGAATTTGTATTTACACCTAGGTAAATCACAGTTCCCTAATTTATGTACTCGAGGGCTTTTTATCTTGATAAATCGCGATAATTCTGATATTTTGGTTCTAGAATCCGGGCCTGTAGATGACGAAAGAGCCACGCTACAATTAGCCAGGGCAGATAGAGTGCATAGGGCGTTTTGCGAGAACAGGCCAAATAGCATATGTGCTGATTTTGAATGTATACAAGAACATAATGATAGTGAGGGTTTATGACTAACGAACTAGAGAATCTACGCATAGAGATTGAGACACTTACGCAGAAAATCCTTGATCGCGATTTAGGGGTGGGAGGTTCAGAAGCAATTCGTTGTTTATTCGAGGCACTTTTAAAAGACAGAGGTGAGGGAATAACAATATTAAGGGTTATTTTTGGTTATATAGTAACATGCATTAATCATAATATCGGAAATGTTTATATAGATCCGTATGTATTAAAAGATATGGTAATATCTCTGGTAGCGTGTATAATTTGCAAGAACGAGGAATAATGACAACCAAACTAACTAAACTAACCAAAAAGATCGAAAAGCTTATAGCCGAGATATGTGAACACGATGATAATGAGCTTGGATTGTGGGGTCATCATGCTTTGTTTGAGGCGCTGTTACGGGAGAGGGGGAGTTATCACGCAATAGATGTCTTAATGGGGTATATCTTCGACTACATAACTAATCACAGAACAGGGCAGTATTTGTATGTGACGTTGTTACGGTGTGCTAGATTCAATGGATATCGCCTAAAAATGAACAGACTAAAGAAAAAGGACCCAACATGGCAATGATGCAAAAGTGGAAAGAAGATAGGAAGCGAAGCATCGAAGAAAGTAAACGATGCTCTCCTGAGCTGCAAATCTGGTTACAACAGGCTAAACGTATGGAGAGTATGGAGCTCTATACTATAGCAGCAGAGCTATACGAGAAGCTTGGAATGAGTTTAAAAGCCAAAACTATGAGAGAGAAAGCGAAAATGTGTAGCAAAAAAGTCACAGATCAATAAATTTAACTTACAAATCGCAAAAAGTTGTTCTGTATGTATTTTCTTGGGTTAAAATAAGCCCGCTATCTAATAGCATAATATAAACTTAATTAAGGATAAATTTATGAAAAAATTATTAATTACGACTGTGTTGGCTGGTGTATTATCTACTCAGGCTTTCGCAGCAGAGCAAGGCAAGATATATATCACAGGATCTGCTGGGTATAACGTTGGTTTTACCGCTCTTAAAACAACATCAACAAACAAAGTAACTGGTGTTACAGAGAAGAATAAAGCTGAGCTAGAAAAAATCATCTCCCCTTATACCATTGCTAGTCTAGATTCTACTATAACCACAGAAGGTAAAATGCCAAGAGGATTCGGTGCATATACACTTGGAATAGGATACAATATTAGTGACCAAGCAAGGGCCGATTTAACTCTTAATTATTTTTCCTCCAAAGGAAAAGATAGCGAAGCGATGGAAAAGGTGAATGTGGCAGGGAATACTAAGCTTTCTTCTTTTGGAGTTTTGGCTAATGCGTATTATGATATAAATGCAAATAGCGCTGTTACTCCATATTTTATGGTAGGTGCTGGATTTGGCAAGACATCTCTCAAGATTGATGCCGATATATCTAATCCTGATAATACCAAGAAAGTAAAAGCAACACTAGATAGTAGTAAGTATAATCTCTTATGGAACGTTGGTGGCGGTGTAGCATTTAAACTGGATGACTGTTTCTATTTGGACTTGGGTTACAGATTTGCTAACATTGGCGCAACTGCAGAAAAAGACGTGACAAAAGAAAACTACAAGCTACCAGAAGGTATTCAGCATAATACCGCTATAAAAACAGGCGACCTATACAGACACACAGTAACAGCAGGTGTTCGCTTTGTATTTTAATTAGAATGGAATAGCCACTGCTTTTCTCGATGGGTAGTGGCTGTTTTCGGGGGCCAGGATAAGATATACAATATATGAACAAGACAGGCGAGCGTATGGCGGATTATGAGACAATGAAGCAAAAACTTGATACAGAAGCTGATAAAATAAAAATAAAAAGTCTAAAAGTAGAGATTGAGAGACTTGCTACGTTAGCAGACCTTAAAGATCGCACTATAGAATGGCTTAGAGATCTGCACAAAGAAATAAATGATAGGTATTACATGAAATTTTCAGATATTTGTACACCAAAGTTTTACTTTTTCAGTGGAGGTTTGTGTGTCCTAGTTGTTTGGGCAGCAGTTGAATTAATACGTTATTTTTGTTAAATTGTATGAAAAACGAATCACTAAAGAAACTAAGAAACGACTTTAATTGCAGGGAATTGGAGATATTGGATAATGTCTTCCCAGTGCCAGTGGGTAAAATATGCACTTTATTAGGTATTCGCGATGACTTTGTCGCTATGGATAGCAACATAAGCGGAAAAATATACAAGGATGCCAAAGGCTATAATATCGTAGCTAATAAATTTCATTCCCCATCAAGGCGTAGGTTTACCTATGCTCATGAGTTGGGGCATTATTGTATACACAGAAGCATAATTGATTCATGTGGTGGAATATTAGAGCGTAGTTATAAGCAATATGATAAAAGTGAAATGGAAAGAGAACAGGAGGCAAATAACTTTGCCGCTGAGTTGCTGATGCCAGAGATCTATTTTTTAGATAAGTATAAAGAATTAACGAGTAAATATCAAAAAACAAAGGAAATATTAGATAATTTGTCGAGGTTTTTTTTGGTGTCAGAAGAGGCTATATATAGAAGGTTGATTAGTTTTGGATTGGCATATGACATATAACGAGATGAATGAGCGTGACCTTTTTAACCAAGAGGATTATGACATTCTATACAAAAGGCAGAAACGCATCGAATTAGTAGACCATGTGCAAATAGTGCTATTGAAATGGCGTAGCTTAGTGTTATCCATGATATTTAGCGGGTTGTTAACCTGGTATTTCGTATGTAATATTTATGAATGTGACGGGATTATTGGCTTTCTGGAGAGGTTGGTTTGTATTCTTAATTCGCTTGATTTAAACAGTGTATTACTAATAGGATGGGTTGTACTTATCTTTGGTCTTCTTGGTGCTTGTTATATCTTTAAGAAGAAAAGAGATGACGATTAATGGATTTTCGTGAGCAACCTCTCCAACTCCTCAACCGTACAAGCCACCTATGACGATACATTGGGACAATAAGAAACTAACAGCTTTTAGCAGCTGATGCAGCAGCATTAGGAAGGTGAACCGTAGTTACTCCTTGTGCCTCTGCTATATCTCTCAAACCTAGTAAGAAAGTTCTTGAATCTTGATTCTTCTGGAACTCTTCTAGGATGATTTTTAGATACATAGTAGATTCTTCTATGCTTTTTAGTTTCTCTAAATGGTAATCTCTAAAATTTATTAGTTCCATAATTGGCCTCATTTAACAAATTGCACAATTGTTGTGCCTGTTTTATATCGGTCCTCTGCTCAAATGTCAATCACATTTAATATTTTCTCCAGCTCGTCAATATTGCGTACAACTACGTATCGATACCCCTTAGACTCGACGTCTTTCCTAAACTCTTCTTGTGAAGCAGACAACGTACCTTTTTCGCTTTTTACCTCAACAAAGATTGTTTTGCTAGGGAAAATCAGTACGTAATCTGCTACACCAGCTTTTAGTCCTATGGATTTTAATTCGCGGCCAGCCATTACGCTGCGCTTACCTTCGTTGGGTACATGAAACCATACAAGACGTTTTTCAGGATGTGTGTGCTCCCATAGTTTTAGATAGGCTGCAAGCGCCTTACACTGCATTGCTTCCGTAGGTTTGTAGTATCTGTTATACGATGCACGCATTCCTCCTCCCATAATCCAGCTATTTCTTAGCATAGGCTGCATAAAGTAGCTTCCTTAATTATACAACGGAAGATCGGGACTTGCAATATCTAAACACTCATGTATAATAGAGAAATAATTGGATTTTATGGAGAGTAAAATGGCAAAAAATATGAGTAAAGCGAAGCAACTATACGAAATACAAAAAAGACGCAAGCTTGAAGAGTCAGAACGTCAAAAATGCGAGGTTTGGACTCGCTGTATGGGATATTTTAGACCAGTAAGTAATTTTAATGATGGCAAAAAAAGCGAATTTGAAGAGAGAAAATACTTCAACCAGGAAAAATGTAAAGACTAATAAGCAACTTTCATGGTTACCATATGAAGAGTGGGTTAAGGTAAGGGCCACTCACTTCCAATGCTATGGTAATGGGATGGAAAGGGTGAAGAAATGGCTAAGAAGTAGGATGGAGAAGTCGCGTGTTTAATCGAGGGAGAGTGGGCGCTTGTTTTTTTGGAGCGCATCTATTGAGTTTTTTATATCAATTAAATGCTGGATATCCGAATCAGTGCGGTAGTTTGCATACTTCAATATATCCCAAGGCGTTATAAGATGAGCGTTATTATCCTTGTCCTCTCTTAGTTGTATATTGTGATCTGCTTTTGTATATGCATAACACCATTCATTATCAAATTGCCTGTTTAATTCACCCGAAGAGAATTTTCCTTTTTCTACTATTACCTTGTTAATCATATACCTCTCTTTTTCATCTAGGATATTTACTTTATACTCATCTCCTACAAATTTTAGTTGTATTATGCGTCCACGGTATTGTTTATCATATTTTTCGTATACCTCTGGAACCACTGGCCCGTAATTCCATGCGTATATTTTTTCCTGGAAAATTGGCATGCCAGTTCTAACCAAAGCCTCTTCTTGCACAAAGAATAATAACTTTTGGAGCTTTGTATTTACCAAGTCATTCCCTCCACTATATTTTGTAATAGAGGAATAATAAACCACTATGTAATGAGCTATATCAAATGCTGTTGTCATATGCTTTGCCCGTTCATAGATCGTTAATATCTAATTCTATTTCCTACTATCTTTTCTACCCCATCTTTTATTACATCATTTATAGAGCATTTGTGAATTTTTGCATACAAACTTACAGACCTATGCAACTCTTTACCCAATCTTACGTTCAGACTTCCTGTAAATGATTTATTTGGAGACTTCCCTAAAGCGCGACACGTATCTAAGTAATCGTCTACCGCTTCATTAAAGCGCCTTACAATAGAGGCAACATCTAACGCCTCATAACTCACCAAATCATCTATAAATAATATTTGTCCATAAAGTATGGTGTCCTTTTCGTCAAAATTTACAGAACCATAATATCCTTTATACTGTAATATATTAGAATTTCTCATACAATACTCTTAGTATTTTATGTTTCAATTAATTGGTTTATAACATAGCTTTTTAAAATTGCTTTTGGATGTGGTTTATGAAAAATTAATGTTAAATCCATACGCTTATTATGAAACTTTCTTCTCGAACCTCCTGTTTTGCTATGAGATATTTCTTTGAATCCAAGATGCCCTAGAAGGGTACATAACTCATCCCATGTAAAATCTTTGGGTTTTGTATAAAGCTTTTTTATTAATTTTTCTTTTTGAGTCATATACAATATATATCATCAATAACATTATCATGCAACTGATTTTTAGTTGCTTTTATAAGTTTATTTTATTCCTCTTCTAATCCACGCTTTGTTGCCAAATACGGGAGATACTTATACAACAATTCGTCAGACTTACCACGCTTTAACAGGTTATGTAGGTTGCCGAATGTATACTTCGCGGCATTAGGAGCTTTGTAAGCGGCTAGGGCAGATAGCAACGCCCAAGTAGGGTCGTGGGTTTGATATCCACCAATTCCACCAGCAACGAGTGGAAGCCCTCCTTTCTTGAGCAGCTCTTTCAGTAAATTACCTTGAGTTACTGGTTTATCTGCATTTTGCATTAGTTCATCGAGTTCTACTAGGCGCCTTTGCTCTGGTGTAAGCTTTGTATTAACGAAATTTGCGAGTTTTGTTTTCTCGCCTTCTCTGATTTTTGTTGGTAATGATTTGTGATATTTGTATGTACCGCCCGCAATATCACTTACTCCAGGGGCGTTTCTGTATGGAACGATTTGCTCACGAAATGCTATATTCGTATTCTTCAGATCTTGCAACAACTCTTTTGGCACCACCTGTTCCATGAACTTCTCTAATTTATCACGCGCCGCCTTTAAATCGCGTTTCTCCGCTTTGTGTGTTGCCCTTCGTACATCAGAGGACGACTTTCCAATAGTAAGCTTCGCGTCTATACTTCTAATTTCTCCTTCTATTTCTGAGATAATATCTTTTAAATCACCAAATGTTAGATGATCCTTTTCCCCCTTAATTAACTGAATTTCTGGGTTAGCTACAGATACCACCTCTTTTGGTAAGTTCTCTACTTTTATCTTTACACCCGCCTTGTCAGCTTGCTCTATAATAGCGTTGTATTTGGCTGATATAGGGTCGTATACCTTATTGTATTCGCTTTGTAATGACTCTCCCAATGCTTGAGCTGGTGTCTTGCCCTTTAAGGCCTTCATATCTTTCAGCGTCTTCAATCCCTTGCTAGCGTATTCCATGCCTTTGCCTAATGCAGCACCTGCTCCCTCTCCAATAGCTCCAGCTACCGCTCCGGTCGCCGCTCCTCCGAGTCTATTGTCTTTGTTTTGAGCGGCACTTATTCCACTGGCGGCTAATATATTAGAAAGCCACGGAGCTAATTTAGTAGCACCTTTCACAAGGCCTCCACCATATATAAGCTGGCCTATATCCGACACCACTTCACCAGCCTTATAAGCAGTAGATTCTGTATTGCCTTTAGGCTTGTAATGTCCAAGTGTCAACGTCTTTGCCAAGCCTTCACTTATCCCTGACAATGTGTCAATGGTATCTTTCCCGAATTGTTTACCAAAACTTAGAGCCTTTTGGCCAATGCCTTCTTCTGGGGATTCCTCTCCAGATTTAGCGGCCACATCAGGAGTTGGTTCCTGTTCGGTCATTTTAGTGAGTAGGTCTTTTATCTGCTGCTCTTCGCTGCTGTCAGTACTTTTTTTTTGAGAGTTGTTAGAGTTTTTAAACCTGTCATCTAATTCTTTTGATAATTGTTTGTACGGATCGTCAAACCCAACTAAAGAGCCATTGTGATTTGCAAGATATTCTCCCATCGCCGCTGCTCTTTTTGCTATTAAATCAGATTTCATTTCTATATACTCCAGACCTTTTTCATTTAATTCCTTGCTCTTCATTGGAGTAGGTAACGCATTTTGCAACAACTGTCTCTCAAATCT